AGCCATCGTTGATATTAACAAGTACTGGTGGAAAGGTCAGGTAGGAGGGGCCAAGCATGAGGCTCTTCTGATGGGCTCGTGTGTAGACGCGCTAACCGAGTTTTTAACCCCGAACGGCTGGAAGTATATTTCCGATTTTGAGGAAGGTGATCTTGTCGGTCAATACTCGGTAGACGGTACTCTAGAGTTTGTGACACCGCAGGCGTACATCCGCCGCCGCCACCGAATGTTTTACCACTTCGCACCTCGGGGCGGTCTGGATATGATGTTAACTCCGGGGCATCGCGTTATCTACCGGAACAGGAACACCGGGGAAATCTGCGAGATGTCCGCAGAGGACGTGGCCGAGAACCACAATAGAACTGCTACCGGGTTCACAGGTAAGTTCCTATCTACCTTTACCCCTACGGGGCGGGTAGGGATTGATCTATCCGACGAACAGATCCGTGTGATGGTTATGGTTCATGCCGATGGCTCCTTTGATACAAGGGATGACTCCAGTTGGTGTAATGTGATCGTAAAAAAGCCGCGGAAAATTCGCAGGGCTAGGCGTATCCTTCAGGAGGCGGGTATTGCGTTTACTGAAGTACCGCACAACGGAGACTACCGCCGCATCCGTTTTTACGCGCCGCAACGGAACAAGACATACGAGGGTTGGTGGGGTTGCACACAGGACCAGCTCCGTATTGTTACCGACGAGGTAATGCACTGGGATGGCTCCGCGAGGCACCAACAGTTCTACACTGCGAAGAAAGAGGAAGCTGATTTCATCCAGTACGCCTATCTCGCTACAGGGGTACGGGCTACCATGCAGTGGCAAGATCGCGGGGGAAATCGGTCTGTCGAGTATAGGGTGAAGCGTTGTCGTTCCGCTGAATACACCATGTCCGCTTCGCCTAAAGGGCCTGAAGCACAGCTTGTTGAAGCCAGTGATGGGTATTGCTACTGCTTCACACTGCCTACGGGTATGTGGTTGGCGAGGCGCAACGGTAGTGTATACGTCACCGGGAACACAGGTAGCGGAAAAACGGAAATATCGAAGATTACCCAGCTATACCACCTTTACCTGTTGTCCTGCTTGGACAACCCGCAAGGCTACTACGGCCTGCCGAAAGCGACCTCTATTGTGTTCGCTATCATGGCCGCTAAGCCGCACGTGACGAAGAAGGTTATCTACGACCCTCTGCGCCACATGATTGAGCACATCCCGTATTTTCAGAAGCACCTACGACCGAGCAAGCTGGTTGAGTCCGAGATGATCTTTGAGGAGAAGAACATCCGTGTAGTGCCTGCGGGTGTGGACGCCGACTCGATCCTAGGTGAAGCAGTACTTTCGGGGATCATTGACGAAATCAACTTCATGAACGTTGTGCTACGTTCTAAGAAGGCAGAGGTAACCACAGGCCGCGCTGGGGTCTACGATCAGGCCCAGACAATACACAGTGCAATGACCCGCCGTATCAAGGGTCGTTTCACCAAGCCCGGACCCAAGATAGGGATACTCTGTACGTCATCGTCAACCCGCTATAAAGGGGACTTTACCGACAAGCGTAAGGCTCAGGCTCTGCAGCACGACGAGCAAGGTATCTACATCTACGATAGGCCGCAATACGAGGTAAAACCTCAAGAAAATTTCTGTGGGCAAAAGTTTAGGCTGCTTGTCGGTAACGACATGATCAACGATGTGCGTATCCTGAAGGACGGGGACGCCGTACCGCCAGAGGCTCGCGTTCTAGACATCCCCATCGAGTATGAGACGGAGTTCCAGAGAGACCCGCATTCCGCCCTACGAGACATCTGCGGTATATCCACCTCGGCTATTTCCCCCTTCATTACCCGTCGTTTCAAGATCTACGAGGCTGTGTCTGCCGGGGAGGAGGAAGGTATCCAGTCGTTCCTCAACAAGGACAACGTTATTCTAGGTGTGGATGGGATGCCGGTCGTGAAGTACAGCCATTACTGTACCGACCCCTCACGTCCGCGCTATGTGCACGTTGACTTGTCGAAGACCGGGGACAGTTGTGGTATCGCCATGCTGAGATACGATGGCCTCACCTCCGTTACACGCAGTAATGGGGCTATCGAGAAGCTACCTATCGCTACCATTGAGATGGCGTGCTCAATACAGCCTGACTCCAATAATGAAATAGATTTTGCGGAGGTTCGTACATGGATACGGCAGCTACGTGATGTATACGGGTACCCGATCAGGGCGGTAACATACGACGGTATCTTTAGTATCGAGTCCGTACAGCAGTGGCGCAAGATAGGTATGCGCACTGGTAATATTTCGGTAGACAGAACGTCCGCACCGTACAAAAACCTGCGTGACGCCTATAACGATAACCGCATACGGCAGTACCATCAGGAGGTACTGATCCGCGAGCTTTTTGATTTGGAGTACGATGACGATAAGGACAAAGTCGATCACCCGGTGAATGGCAGTAAGGATGTGGCGGATGCAGTGGCCGGCGCCTACTACTCGATGCTGACCAAGCGCAGTACTTGGGGGGCCGAGGCAGGTAACGAGGTAATAGGGAATGGCCGTGCGGAATTTGGTGAACGTTTCGAGGGGAGTAGGCGATGATTGAGGATAGCTGGATCGCATTTGGGTGCATATCTTACGCGTTTATTGGCCTGCTTAAGGTAGTAGTGGTTTTCCACTCAGCCGTGTATGCAGGCTACGTGTATCAGACATTGAGCTACCGACATACCCGCAGTAGCGTTACGCGTCTTGAGCGCAGGCTATATACGGCTATCTGCTTGGCGGTGGTTGCAGTGTTGTGGCCGTTGATGCTTTTGCGGGAGGGTCGTAGGTTTTTCGTAGCTTACGGCAGGCATGAGGTCTATCGGGCGATTGAGCTTGAGATGGTGAACAGATACCTCTGACAGGTGCATCGTGTACGTAGTCGAGGTGGTCATGACCAATCGCGTAGTGGAGCGCGCGCTACGGACTACGGATTATGACTTGGCACTGGACACATTTGATGCCAAGAAAAAGACAAAGGTTCGTGAGGTGAGATTGGTCAAGGTTGTATATGGTGTGCGGGCTGTGCTCAAGTACGTACAGAAGCACAGGAAATAGACTAGCCCCGCAAGGGGCTTTTTGTTGAGAGGTGTGAGATGGAATACGACCAGTGGGGTGTGTTTGTTCCGGGTATTGGAAGGATCGGGGCGGTATGTGGTAGTCTGACCAGCGACGAGAGTACGGCTAGGCTGGTAGCGCTCAGTAAGTATTCTGAGGAGGGTAATCGCCCGGCAGGTAGCATGAAGAAGGTCATATACGAAGACGACGATTTTTCCGTGTCGCCGGAGTAAGGTATTTCAGTAGTCGGTGTATCCGCATAGTTTTGCAATCGATTGCACATTACCATGACTACACACAAATACGAGCAAGACGAAGATACCGTGGATGTATACGTGATTACGGTCTACCACTCCGACGATGGCGAGGTTAACTTTGTTGTCGAGGGTGTAGCTGACGACGAGGATTCACTAGCTTGCGTTGCTGATGTGTTGCATGATGTGGCCGACTCACTTATCAGCGGCGCGGTAGATTCCACGAAACATTGAAAAAAGGGTACTGGCACACGGTGCCCCCTATCTAGGGGTGAGGTAAGTTAATGCGGACTATGAAGAGTGTTATCCCCGGGTCCACGACAGACAAGGTTTTGCGTCTGTTACAGAGCAGAGGCCCGATGCGTGAGCCTGACATCCGCAAGGCGCTAGGGCTGGGTAGGCGTATGTGCGCTTTCCTGATATGGATGCGCGACCGTGAACTGCTTGATTGCGAGACTGTGCTACCGAAAGGACACACTAGGCCCACACGTATGTGGTCAGCGCGAACCAACTACTCCACTGCCTACGCTCTCGATCAGCGCCTGAGTCAGGTACTTTACCTAGTAGACGCGATAGGTATGGTCACCGTCAATGATGTGGTTTCTTACCTAGGGGTCACTAAGTTTTTGGCGATCAAGTACATCGCCTTACTGGCTGCGTCAGGTCTCGTAAAGCAGTCGCGCGGGTGGGAGAACGGACGGCTCGTGAAATTCTCTCAACGTCTTGATACCCAGTATGCTGCACCTAGCCGTAATCAAGAGCCGTCTACGGGTGAGGTCAAGACCCGACCGCCAGCCCCAGTGAGTCACGGTGCGTTACTCGATTTTGTAGTCAGTCAACTAGGCCACCTACCAGAGCCCTTGTGTGGGGACTAAAATTCTGTACTGGCACAGTATCGCCCCTACTACTGCCTGTGTTAGTGTGTTTGACAAAGAATCGTAACTGGGTGATAATCTGCGAACTCTCTGAGTGCCAAGCGCTGTACTGTCTGCAGATCGGTGGCGCTGGACCGGTAGTGCGGCTCTTCTGGGTTGCTGCAGGTAACGTGGGCGATGTAGATACGCGCACACGCACATCGTAAGTATCCGCTATGTGGATCGGCCACACAGTGCGATTGCGGGTAAAGTACGGTCATAGAGAAACACGAACGAGGGGGGACTATATGAACGTTGCGGCACGTATGGGCGGACTGGTAATCCGCGTATGCTTGCCGTTCTCCATGGGGGTAGCAGCCGCGCTTGCCGTTTGCGGGGCCTACGTGAGTACGGCGTACATTGATGTCGGATACAGTACGCCACCGGGCGGTGCGCCCGCCAGAATCTCACGGATTGCGACAACCCCCAGTGTGCCGAGAAAAGTGCCGAAGGCACCGCATCTGGAGTACGGCTAGATGGTGGGGCTCTGCTACCGACAAAGCCCCCTAAATAGCAGATAGAGACCTGAAGGAAGGGGCCGTGTGGTTTGCGACCCCACCAAAGAGACCAGCGAATAACGCACGCTGTACGTTATTCGGTGTTTTCTAGGTGTAATAGTGAGAGGAGGTAGCATGGGTTACTACATCCAAGGGCCATTGTCTGGAAAGGGAGCGCACCTTGTGCGCGAGTACGGTGCCACGGCTTGCAGCGAGAAGGATGCACGGGCTGCGCTCGATTCCGAGGACATGGTGCCGGTGTGCGTCGTAGACAACGGTATGTTCGACGCGGCGGCACTGGCCTACGACAAGCAAGAGTTTGATGTGTTTGCCGGTGATACTTCTGGTCGCCCGAAGCGGTGGTATATCATGTCTCGGGCGCGGGCTTACGAACTTTCTGGGTACAAGGTGAAGAAATGAAGATCATCGAAGGGCTGAAGAAGCTCAAAGAACTGAAGATCAAGGCCGACGATCTCGCGGTGCGTATCCGCAATCATTGCGCGGACCTGTCGCACGAAACACCGCGCTACACAGATCAGGCGGCACAGGTGCAATCATGGATCGACGCACGGCGAGATATCGTGAAAGAGATCCTGCGCCTGCGTATCGCCATCCAGCGCACGAACCTTCTGGTACGCGTGGTTGTCGAGACAGAGGACGGCGTATCGGTGGAGAAGACCATCGCCGAGTGGATTCACCGCCGCAAGGACTTGGCTGCGATGGAGATGGAGTCGTACGCCGTGCTTACCGACCGGGGGCTGAAGGGGGGCAACCTGCCGCGTGCGAGCGGCGTACCGCTGGAAGTGAAGATCCGCCGGTATTTCTCGCAGCAGCACCGTGATGAGCGGTATTCTGCTCTGAAGGCCGAACCACTCCGCATCGACTCAGCACTGGAGGTTGCTAACGCAATCAATGATCTGGTAGAGTAGTAACCGCTTAACGTTGCAGCGGACGTGCGGAGACAAAATCGTTAATCAGGCCTAAGCTAAGCCGGGTAAGTGCTAAGCATCTGACTCCTAATCAGACCAAGGCAAGTCCCTCAATGGGCAACCTCAAGTGTCATGGTTTAAGGCTAAAGGTAGTAAGGTTTAGTCAGATTAAGGCGGTAAGTGTTATGTGCGTAAGGATGACGCCTGTAGGTTAGGCAAAATCCCTGTACGAAGTTAGGCGCCCTGAGCCTTACGAATCTTCGAGGGCTTCCCGTATGGGTTGCTGCAACCACCAACACCGCAGGGGGCGCAATACCCCCTGCACTTTCACAGTCTATCGGCCAGCTTCGTGCCTGCGCACGGCGCCCGTCCGGCTCCTCCCTCCCCTCACCGGACGAGCGCTGCCTGATACCCCCCGGCACGAAGCTGCCCCATAGACTGTCAACCGCATACAGGCGGCACAGCGTATAATCGCAATCGATTTCAACTCTCCAAAAAGGGGGAATATCTGTGAGATATAGCAATGCGCTTCTTACTAGACATCATTACCGTGATATGCGGCCTGATCGTACTGATTGCACTCGCTTCGGCGTCCCCGGTGTCATCATTTCTCGGTTGGATGGTTAGCTTGCTGAAATGATTTTCGATAAGGAACAATGGCCGCTATCTGTGTCGTATGGCGGGCCTGATCTGTACGCGGGGGTAGTAAGCCCTTTTGTGTCGGTATGTAATGGTGACACCGGTAAGGTTCTCTACCGTGTGCGGGTGGTACCGCCTACGGCGTTCTTTCCTTTTGCTGCGCAGCTTGTAGGCCTGACCGCCTTGGCTGCGGAGGGCGGTAAAGTTAAGTTCTTTCTTGAGGACTGGGGGGACGTGTGGTCTTTCGGATTCTCTGCCCGAGGGGACATGTACGACCTATGGCCTTATAAAGAGCTACCGGTGTGGGCCGAGAAACGATTCAAGGTGACGAAATGAGACCTGAGCCTGCGAAGTTTACGAAAGACAACCCGTGCACGAAAAAACACATATGGAACTGCTTCGCCGGGCCGCAGGGGTTGCGACCAGTAAGTGTAGTAGCCGCACAGGCACAGATAGGCGTGTATGTACCACGGGTGATGGAGCGAAATGCTCGCCTAGTATGTAAGACTGTCAAAGGTACTGACTACTACGAGCTTACGCCGGAGGGTGAAGAGTGGCTTACGGCAGGTATCCGTAGCTACCTGAAGAAACACCCCTCGGAGGCCGGGGAGGTGACGTACCCGCCAGATACCTTACCTGCTAGAGTAAGACGAGTACGCCGCTGAGGGATCTACCCTCGCTGGGGGTAGTATCATGGTAACCCATACAACGCATATAGGCTCCAGACATGTACCCGAACCTGAGACCAACCGACCTTGTAGCCAAGCTGGCACGGGTCAACCAGAACAGCACTTTGCGAGTTCTGTCCAACACATATTCACCTGACTTCCCTGTGGATGCGCGCACGCGAACTGCGGTACGCGAGGCGTTGGGGGAGGTAGCTGCTTTTCTGGATATGTCACCAAAAGAGATCTGTGAATTCGGTCCAGATGCTGCTACGCGGGCAACGCCTGAACAAGTAGTAGCATGCCATACCGCGTATGTTGATCTTATTGACTCTCGCGGATAACACCCACTCTGTAAAGGGAGCACATATGTACGATATCTACTTCGATGCACGTCATGCCGTGTGGCGTATCCGTATTGTCACTTTAACAGCGTTACTGTTCACCAGCAGCGAGGTTGTCTGTGATCCGGAGGCCGCCGATGGTTCTCTGGGCCAACCCATGGGTTTTGAGTCCTTCACTGCCGCCGAGGCGTACGTGGAGCGGGTAGGCATTAATCGCGCATACACCCGCCGTTTTCCGCGCGAGCACGTCACGCTGTCGGAGGCCGTACGTGCAGCGTAGGATAACAAGGCAGCGCCGACAGCCGCCCGATGTGGCCCTGACTGTCACTGTATCGC